GGATTGAGGACCTGGAGGACAGCACCCGGCAAAAGCTGCGCACGCTTTTTATTCGACTGGTTAAGGCAGGGGAGGGGAAGCAGTAATGGGTATTTTATCCGCCCTGCCTGTCATCGGCAAAGCTGTGGATAAAGGCCTGGACGTAGTGGATCAGATTGTTGAGGACAAGGACCAGGCCGCACGGCTCAAGACCGAGATCCGCACGCAGATCGAGGCTCAGGCCCACAGCGAGCGGCAGGCTTTGATTAAGGAGCAGGGCAAGATTGTCGGTCTGGAGGTCCAGGGAGAATCATGGCTGCAGCGCAACTGGCGGCCGCTGTTGATGCTGTGCGTGATTGCCATCATTTTTAACAACTACGTGCTGGTGCCCTATCTTTCCCTGTTTACGGACAAGGTGGCCATACTTGAGCTGCCAAACGGTCTCTGGGCCCTGCTCAATGTCGGCGTTGGCGGATACGTGGCCGGCCGCAGCGGGGAGAAAATCATGGACCGGATCCGGAAAGGAAAACCCGGCAATGAATCTTAAAGAGCAAATGGCCGCAGACATGGAGTCCCTGTTTTTTGACCTGGATGATCAAACCATTGAGATCAATTTCAATGGCCAGACCATCATGGTCAACCAGAGCACGGCCCGGGACGCGGATTACGGCTCCCAAAACAGCCCGGAACAGGGAGTGCTGGAAGAGCGCCGGACCTATTATTTCCGGGGCATTGACCTGGACCCCCTGCCCGTGCCCTGGGAGGAAGTGGAAATTGACGGACAGGAATGGACCGTGCTTGAGGTTTTTCCCATGTTCGGGGCTTACAGGATCACATTTTTCCGGGAGGCATCCTGATGCGGGTTGAAATTGACGCAACAGAGCTGGTCAGCGCCCAGAAGATCCTGGAGAATTTCGGCGATGCCGCCCGGCCCATAATTGCCAAGGCAATCAACCGGGCCACCCGGGGAATCCGTACGGATGCGGCAAGGCAGGCCCGGTCCGAATACAACATTCGTGCCCGGCAGGTGCGCGGCAGCTTTGTTGTCACCCCGGCCAAAAAAAACCGACTTTATGCCGCGGCTGTGTCAAAGGGCGGGGCCATTTCCCTGCGCCACTTCAATCCCCAGCCGTCAAACCCCGGCCGCAGGCCCAAGGCCGGGGTTTCTGTAAAGGTTTCCCGGACCCGGAAAAAGATCCCGGGCAGCTTTGTGGCCCGGATGCCCAACGGCACCCTGGGGGTTTTCCAGCGGTCCGGCCGGTCCCGGCTGCCCATCAAAAAGCTGTATGGCCCGTCCGTGCCCCAGATGCTGGACCATGACAACGTGCTGCCCAAATTGCAGGACGGGGCCACGTCCCGGTTTAACAAAAACCTGGACCACGAGATTGACTATTTTCTGAAACAAAAGGGCCTGAGATGAGTTTTCTGCTGTTGACAGAGTTGAAATCCGCCCTGGAAAATCATTTTTCCGGCACCGCGTTTCGCGATCCCGGCCGGGAGGATACCTTCATTGCCCCCCGGTTTTACATCAACGCCCTGCCCCCAAAGCGCAAAAAGGGCCAGGACAACGAGGATTTCCCGTTCATTGTGGTGCGCGCGCCGGAAGGCGAGGACGCCCAGGATCACGCGCGGATCACCACCCAGATCATCTGCGGCATATATTCGGCCGAAGATCAGCCCGGCGGGGCCAATGACATCCAGAACATGGTGGACCGGGTGCGCGGCTATCTTCTGGCCAACCGGATCCTGGCGAAAAAATTTGAGCTGCAGCTTCCCCTTTCCTGGCAGATGGGCACGGACGAGGAGCGAAACCAGCCGCACCCGTATTACGTGGGCACCATCACCGCAAACTGGCACGGGGTGCATGCGGCTGTGCTGCAATCCATTGATCAGGAGATTGAGGCTTATGGATCCGGATACAAGTAAGAAGACGGAAGACAGAGGGTTTATAAATCAAGATGCGGCAGCAGGGCCGCAGGAGGCAAAACAGGAGGCGCCCATGGCAAAGAAAAAAACCGGCAAAAAAAAGGCCCCGCCCGAGCCGACCGTTTATATCGGGCCCAACCTGCCCGGGGGTACGCTGGCATCGTTTACAGTGTTTAAAAACGGCCTGCCCGCCCGGGTCCAGGAGATGAAAAAACAAACCCCGGAACTGGCCCATTTGTTTGTCCCTGTGCCGGATCTGGGCGCGGCCCGCCGCCGCCTGGCCAGGCACGGCAAAGAGGCCCGTGCTTTCCGGGCTGTTGTCAAAAAATACTTTTAAAACAAAGGTGCGAGGGGAAAGGCACAAGGCGCAAGAGAAACAAGATGTAATCCTTTAAACCTTGAACCTTGAACCTTGAACCTTGAACCTCGAATCACCTTGAACCTTTTTCAACGGAGGAAAAATTATGCTCTATAAGCACGGAGTATACATTTCAGAGCAGCCCACCAGCATTGTGCCGCCCAGGAGCGTGTCCGCGGCCCTGCCGGTGGTATTCGGCGCGGCCCCGGTGAACATGGTGGATGAGGCGCCGGTTAACAAACCGGTGCTGGTGCATACCTACCAGGCGGCAGTGGAGGCCCTGGGCTATGTGGATGACTGGTCCGGGTATTCAATTTGCGAGTTCATGGACGCCTATTTCGGCAAATTTGCCATGGCCCCGGTGGTGTTTGTCAATGTGCTGGATCCGGCATCTCATACCGCCAGCATCGCCGATGAAGCCCAGACCCTGGCAGATGATGAGTGCACCCTGGAAAACCTGGGTGTGTTGCATGGCACCGTGGTGGTAAAAGACGAGGCCGGCACCACCACTTATGAGGCGGGCACGGACTATACCCTGGATTTCGACAACGAGGGTTATACAGTGGTCACCCGCCTGACAGACGGCACCATGACCGCCGGTGAAAACCTCACCATTGATTACGATCACCTGGACCCCACTGCCCTGACCGCAGCCGATATCGTGGGCGGTGTGGACGCGGAGACCGGGAAAAAGACCGGCCTGGAGCTGGTCAACGAGATTTTCCCCAAGTTCCGCCTGGTGCCCGGCCAGATCGTGGCCCCGGGCTGGTCGCACCAGTCAGAGGTCTCCGCCACAATGGCGGCCAAGGCCGGCAACATCAATGAGCATTTCAAGGCCATGGCCTTGATCGATATTGACGATGCCACGGTCACCCAGTATTCGGACGCGCCCGGCCACAAAAATGACAACAACCTCACAGACGAGCTGCAGGTGATCTGCTGGCCCCGGGTCAAACTGGAGGACAAGCTCTACTGGATGAGCTCGCAGCTTGCCGGTTTGATCGCCCAGACTGACGCGGACAACGAGGACATTCCCTACGCCTCTCCGTCAAACCACAACTTCCAGATGGACGCGGCGTCTGCCAACGGCGAGGAAGTCTGGCTGGGCCCGGGCGAGGCCAATTATTTAAACGGCAACGGCATTATTACGGCGCTGAATTTCATCGGCGGATGGAAGTGCTGGGGCAACCGGACCGGGGCCTATCCGGCGGTAACAGATGTCAAGGACGCATACCTGCCCATCCGGCGGATGTTTAACTGGATCGGCAACACCCTGACCCTGACTTTCTGGCAGAAAACCGATTACCCGGTCAACCGCCGGCTCATTGAAACCATTGTGGATTCGGCCAACATCTGGCTAAACGGTTTGGCTGCGCGCGGGTTTATCCTGGGCGGCCGGGTGGAGTTCAATGAATCGGAAAACGTGGTCACAGACCTCATGGACGGCAACATCAAGTTTCATGTTTACGTGACCCCGCCCAGCCCGGCCCGGGAAATTGATTTTATACTGGAATATGATCCCGAATATTTGAGCACTTTATTCGGTTAAAAAAGGCACAAGGGGAAAGGTGCAAGGCGCAAGGCCTTTCACCTTGAACCTTGAACCTTGAACCTTGAACTTTCATAGGAGCTAAAAATGTCAAATCCAGTGCCAGAAAAACTCATCAACTTCCGGGTGTACCGGGACGGCACGGACCTGCTGGGCACCTCTGACGTGGAATTGCCCGCACTTGAGGCCATGACCGACACCGTCAAGGGCGCCGGCATCGCCGGTGAGGTGGAGTCCCCGATTCTGGGTCATTACGGTTCCATGGGCCTGACCCTGAACTGGCGCACCGTGACTTCAAACGCCGTGACCCTGGCCCAGCCCAAAGCCCACCAGCTGGATCTGCGCGGGGCAATGCAGGTTTATGACGCAAGCAACGGCGAGTATAAAAGCGTGCCGTTGAAATGCGTGGTCAAGGCCACCCCGAAAAACACCCAGCTCGGCAACATGGAGGTGGGCGCCACACAGGACGCGGTCAGCGAGTTTGAGGTCAGCTATCTCAAGCTGTCCATCGACAACCAGGAAAAGATTGAAATCGACAAGTACAATTTTATCTGCGTGATCGACGGGACGGATTACCTGGCAGATGTCCGCAAAAACCTGGGGCTTTAACAGGGGAAAGGTTTAAGGCCCAAGGCACAAGAAAAAATAAGACATAAGCCTGCAAACCTTGAACCTTGAACCTTGAACCTTATTAAGGAGATTTATTTTGAGCAATACAAACATCAAACTGGATTATCCGCTGACCATTGACGGAAAGCAGGTTTCCGAACTTTCCGTGCGCCGGCCGAAAGTAAAGGATCAGCGCAATGCGGAAAAAGCGGCCACTGACAATGCCGGCCAGGAGATCAGCCTGTTTTCCGCACTCACCGGGATCAACCCGGAGGATCTGGAAGAACTCGATATGGCCGACTATACCAAGCTGCAGCAGGCGTACAGCTCTTTTTTGTCCTGACCTGGCCGGAAGCCAGAAGGGTGTGCCTGGAACTGTGCATGGCCACCTACACCGGCATGGATTTTTGGATGGACTGCGATTTTGAGGAACTGCTGGAGTATCACAAGGACGCCATGAAAATCATCAAGGACGCAAAGCCGAGAAAGTAAATGGCCAGAACCTATTCCGTAGAATTTAACATCGGCGCGGCACTTGGAACGAGCTTCAAGCGGTCCCTGGGCACGGCCCGGGACCAGATGCAGCAGCTGGGCGCCACAATGCGCGGCATGGAAAAGCAGAAATTTGCCGCCGGCCAGGTGGCCAAATACAGCCAGGAGCTAAAGGAGCTGCGCGCCCGCCAGCAGCAGGCCGGCTACGGAAACAAGAACCTGAATCGAAAGATCGCCGAAACCCAGAAAAAATTCCGGGAAGCCACCCGGGAGGCGGAAAAATACGGGGTCAAGATCGGCGATGCCGCCGGCCAATACAAGCGGCTCAATTCTGCCATGGCCCAGGCCGAGCGCCGAATGGGCCGCATGCAGAAAATGCAGCAGAACCAGGAAACCCGGCAGCAGATCCACGGCCAGTTTATGGGCGTGGCCGCTGCCGGGGCAGCCGTGGCTTTTCCCATCCGCCAGGCCATGGAATTTGAATCCAAAATGGCTGACGTGAAAAAGGTCATGGATTTTGAAACCCCGCAGCAGTTCAAAGCCTTGAGCGGGGACGTGCTCAATCTTTCCACCCGCCTTCCCATGGCCGCCTCCGGCATCGGCGACATTGTGGCCGCTGCCGGCCAGGCCGGGATCGCAAAAAGAGACCTGACAGCTTTTGCCGAAACCGCCGTCAAGATGGGCACGGCTTTTGATCTTTCCGGACGGGAGGCAGGCAAAACCATGGCCGGCTGGCGGGCCGCCATGCGCCTGACCCAGGACGAAACCATTGAGCTGGCCGACGCGGTCAACCATCTATCCAATAACATGAACGCGGAGGCCGGGGATCTATCCTGTGTAATCAACTACCAGGGGGCGGCGGCCCAGGCTGCCGGGCTGATGAAACACGAGGTTGCCGCCCTGGGCGCCACGCTTCTGACATCCAATCAGGGCCCGGAACGCAGCGCCACGGCCATGAAAAAGCTGGTCAACACGTTGACCGCCGGAGAGCAGGCCCCGAAACGGATCAAGGATTCTTTGCAGGCCCTGGGTTTTTCCGCAGAGGGCATGGCCGACCGCATGCAGGACGATGCACAAGGGGCGATTCAAGATGTGTTCAAGGCGCTTCGGAGTCTGCCCAAAGCCGCCCGGCCCGGAATGCTGCAGGAACTTTTCGGCGAGGAATCCCAGGGCGTGATCGCTCCGCTGCTATCCAACCTGGAAAACCTG